TTACAAACTATCTTTCTGTTTATTATTTCCATTCATAACCATACCCGTTTTTGCTATGGAGAACGTGGCGGTAATCAAATAGGATTTTGATTTTAATGTTTTAATATCATATGCAATTGAATATTTCTCCTCAGCAATAAACTGATAGCCAAAAACCGGCAAACAGTCACCCTTTTGAATATAAAGCGGATTGTCATCAAAAGTCCTGATAAGCTCACGACCTTTATCACTATGAATTTGAACAGCAGTCACCTGCTCGCCGGGACTTAAAGGAGACAGAATGCAAACGTGATTATCTTTTATTATCGTTGTAGTAGGTGTTCGGGACACCATACGATCGCCAGGCCCAGGACAACCGGCCAATTAAAAAACAGACGTTACTATCAGGTATTTTTTCATTACGGTCATTTCTCTTGTCCTGTAACGATTTTTTTATAAAGATTAGGGATATCTTTCATACTGTCTTTCCCTCTGTATTTACCTATACGTTCTGGCCTCTGGTAATAAGACTTTACCACCCTGCAGAGCCTGGAAAACAGCATCATGAAGCCGCAGAAGACAGCAGAAACGTCCGGGCCGGTCCACAGGAGGATGGAAAAAGCAGGAAATGGTTCGACGTTATGCGCACCTGGCGCCGAGCCATCTGACCGAATACGCGAAGCAAATTGATGCGATTTTCGGGCGGATTGTCCCAAATCTGTCCCACATGGGTTTAAGGGATGGCACTGATGATTGATAACTCTTTGATTTTATTGGTGCCGGTAATAGGAGTCGAACCTACGACCTTCGCATTACGAATTATAAGAACCACTCATAACTAGTTGTTTTACAAGCATCAAACCGCATTCACACTGCTTTGGTTGATGACACAAGATGGAGGTCGATGCATGAGGAAGTTATGTGCATGACACAAGAATGACACAGCACATGCAAAGCTTTGGCAAAGGTCACAAAGCCCTGCATGTCCCAAATTTGTCTCATGCTCAGGTTAAGGGTCCAGGCCGTCAATTGCTTTCATGCGAGCCTGTAGCTCTGCAATCTGTTCGGCCTGTCTATCAACAACAGACATCAGCTCTTTGATAGCGGCAATCGCAAGCGCGGATACCGCAGAATAATCTACCGTGTAGCTTGTATCCTCCTCTGTTTGCCCGGTAGCATCCCCCTCATTATCAAAGATTTGATTTTTCCGTGTAATCTTCCCTACCGCCTCAGGAAGAACCTTTTCCAGCTCCTGAGCAATTACACCTGCCCCCTTCTGCTCCGTATCCTTTAACTCATATGTGTATCCGCCAATCTGGCGGATCTTATCTAAGGCCGACTCAATCTGCGCAATATTTTTCTTTTTATTCTTGTCTGAAGTCTGAGTAAGACTAACGCAGGTAATATTTCCGGGCGCGATAAGCTGGCCACTCTTTAAAAAGTTAAAGTATTTTGCTGTAGAACTTAATCCCACGCCCACAGTGAATGACCCGCTGTCCTCATGATACATGCGGGCCATGAGAACGTTATTTCCCTGACCGGCCATGAAATTAACAAAGGACGTCCAACCTCCGGAAGGAGTTGTGCTTTTTAGGTTAAGATTATTACTTTCTATTGAAACATCGCCGTTTATAACCCCACCACTTTTTTTATCGATGGTATTCAGGCGAGAATCATTTCCTGCTGCCACTGTACCGGCGGCTGTCCCTATATCAGACCTCAGCAAAGTGTTGCTCGCAACGTAATTCCAGCTAGGGCCTGTAAACTGGCTGCCATCCGGCAACGTTACCGTTATATTTCCCGTTCCGCTGTAAACCTGTTGCCAGTTATTTTTATCGAGATTTAATCCACGAATAGCTTTGGCTACATCGGCGGCTACTTGCGCAGTAATGCCGACCAGAGTTGCATTTGGTACTGGCGTCCATGCAAGGCCGGTTGTTGTGGGTCCGTTATATGCTGCTGCCAGAGTTAATCCGGTATTAGATTCAACAGATTTAACGCCGAGCGTATAGGTTACGCCGCCCACAACGGCGACCAGAAAATCATTTGCGGCTAATTCCGTGGTGAATGATGTGCCGGTACCAGTAACGGCAGCTGAGTTGTTTGTTAGCTTGATAGTGCCTGCTGGCATAATTATCTCCGGGCATAAAAAACCCGCCGAAGCGGATAACATGGAATGATGGTTTTTAAAATTTAACCGCTAGTTAAAATACTGGTCGCCATCAAGAACGACGACCGGGACGGACGCTGTAGGAAGAACAGCCTGATATCCGCCGGTGTCAGCCATCAGCGTTTGTCTTCCGCGAGCAGATCGTATATTGCTGCCTGACATAATTAACCCCCTGTTATAAAAGCTCCAGTCTGTTCCGCCTTCCTTTTGAGAATCCCCGCCATATATACCAAGACAAACCATTGGTCTCGTAACTCCCGTGGCAACACTGGTTCCACTGACAGTAACTGTATTTTTTATAAACATGGGAATGTATGCACTATTGAAAGTACATTGCCCGCTGTTGTTAAAAAGGTAGAACCCATAATCAGGCATAGTAAGCGTAAAACCATTGCTGAAAACGGCAATATTGAGCGTTATCGAGCCTCTTGAAACATAAATCGTCTTATTGTTATTGGTATATTCAACTACTGCTGTTGTGCTGTTCCAGTTTGCGAAAACTGAGCAGTTATCCCTGCCCTGAACGCCGGAAGGTACGGTCCATGTTCCACCGTTGTTTAGCGTAACTGTGGTTCGATAAACACAATATCCGGCACGCGTCGCATCCGTTATGCCTGTGAAATTTGTGCCGTCGGGAATAAAAAAACCATACGATGAATCTGTAGGATTAATGGTTTCATAAACGTCGAAAAGGAACCACCCTTTATCAGTGGTCCCTCCAATATCTACTCCTCCTGAGTAAGTATTGAAATTAACGGTCACGACATTACCAGAAACCGCAATACTGTTAACGCCAACAGCATCTACAGCAAGACTGATGGAGTCCTGAAAGATTCCGTACATCGTTATCGGGACGACCAGTAATGTTGTATTAGCCCCCTTCCCTGTAATTGTAGTGCTTATGCTTGTGTTGTTTCTGCTGGGATAAATCCTTATCCGTTGCAGATAAGTAATGGCACGGGCGCCTCCTGAAAGCATATTGTAATAGCTACTGCCATTGTCAGCGGTTAACCAAAAACCCTGCTCTCCAGCCATTATGGTTTGAACCCCATTTTAAGAAGAATTACACCTGCACTGCTTTTAAGTCCGGCGCCTGTAGAGTCAATAAAGAAGCCACTGTTTGCCGAGCGGAAATTCAGCTGGTTATTGTCCTTGCCAAATTGCCATCCATTTCCAGATGCATAACCAACAGACTCCAGCGTTCCTGCTATTTTCGCGTTGGTGATAGCAGCATCCTTTATTTTTGCACTATCAATACTGGCATCCTGTATTAATGCAGAGCGGATAACTATCTGACCGTTAATAGCAGCAAACGCCAACTGATAATTACCCGGATTATTACCGGTATAAATCCCGAACTGGTCAGCACTAAAAGCCAGCGTTGATTTATAACTGCTACCCGATGGCTCAATTCCCATTGCCATGCCGGTTTTGTAATACTGCCCGTTGCGCTGGATTTGCAGGCCAACATCATAAAATGCACTGGCGCTACCGTCTGAATTCACTGTGGCTGTCAGTTTCTGATTAACTGAAGAAGTCAGATCGCCGATTTGAGCTTGTACAAGCGTGTTCTGCTCAGCCATTGCTTTACTGACATCTGCGATGGTTGTGCGGACAGTCAGGATGTCAGCGCGAACTTCTCCATACTGCTGGAACTGATGGTCTACAGATGAGTTGTTATCCAGAGCGTTCTGCAGCATGCCCTCAATGTTGGTATCAATGTTGCTCTGGAGGTTTTCAAATGCGCCTGAATCCCGGATAGCATTATCAATCTGGTCAATCAGCTCACTGGTATCAGTGCTACAAATTACCGGAACCTCAATAAAAGCAGAGGTGCCAAACGCATTAATGGTGCGTACATACCAGTAATATGTTGGCCCGACCTGCATTTCATGTGCAGTCCATACCGTGCCAATACCCGCCCGGCTGGCTCCTGCTTCAACCGTTGCGGCGCTGGCATTCGGTAGTTTTGTCTGTCCTGACGTCCAGAAATCAAACTGAGTAGAAATGCTGGTTATTTCTGCAAGGCGAGGAATCAGAGTTACTGCGAAATAACCTTGCTTCTGCTCTACTTTTGACGGCGGCGGCGGGGCCTCAATACTGAACTCCAGGTACGCTTCTGGTGATTCGGCCCCCATCTGGTTTACAGCAATAACATGAGCGGTATATGTGTCACGTATCAGGCCAGTCAGTCTGGTAAACGAGCCCGGAACCTGAACTGACATCACCAGCTCACCGTCACGGCGGATAAGCACTTTGTTATAAGCAAACTGCCCCACGTTCTGCCATGACAGTACGCCCTGTACTACCTGCCCGATTTCTTCGACCGTATATTTCAGATTCTGGGGCTGCGCAACGCCTCCGGTAGGGAGTTGAGTGAAAGGAGGTCGATCTATTGGCTTGCCAATGGCGTCACCCCAGACCTCTGCCGTTTCCTGTTTGAGCGTCAACTGGACGCCGTTCTGCACGCCAAACTTCCAGTCTGTCACGCGCATTTCAACGTCAACGATACCCAAAGAAGGGAAATCCGCTTTTACATACATGCCCGGCCGGTAGCGGTAACCGCTCAGATTCAGCGTCACATTCATCGTTCTTGAGATGCGCGTGCGCTTAAGCTTGATATCGGCCAGGCGCTGCGCCTGGTATTCTGATGTGACAAAGCGCAGCTTTAAATCCTGTGAAATCTCAACGCCATCTTCTGTAACCCAGTCTGAAACAGAGACGGCGGGAAAATCCACTTCAGAGAAGCGCTGCTGTGGGTCAATGAATGTCCCGTTAATAGTATTAACCCGCTCGGACTGGGATACTTCCGGCATAATTTCAATGTCACCGGCAAGCTGGCTTTCGCTGATTACTTCCACCGCTGGCCCGTAATAGGCGCCGACGATAATCCCATGCTTGCCAGCGATATAGGTCGCCTCTCCGGAGCAGGCAGAAAGCATGGCTTCAAGAATGCTTGCCTTGTTCTCGCTCAGGTCAAACTCGCCGTTAATCGTGTACCGTGGCTCTGTTTTACCATCTGCGCGGGTTACGCTTTCATCACAGATATTTGCCGCTTCCCGAAACTGATCCCAGTTGATATCTGCATCGGCCACCTTCAGATAGGTCCGGTAATAATCCAGGATGCACAGCGCCGCGTTATTGCTGTAAACAGTCTTACCCATCCGCGGGTCGTAAACGGCGCGGCCAATCTTCTCGACCGTTACATTCGGTATGCCGGATGGGAATTTCTCAGCATCAAACTTCAGCGTCAGGCGAAGCCAGCTGATGCCCTTGCCAATCATGTCCTCTTTCCATGAGGGTGCGTTTTTCAGGAGATAAGGGTCGGCCGTCTGGCGGTCAATATGCACTTCGTAAGACGCGCTATCACCATACGTATCGATAGTGTCATCACCGAGATAGATTGCACCGATACCGGTTATTGGATGCCCGGCCAGCGTAATGGCGAGGTGGAGCAACTCGCCGTCTGTCTGATCGCCTTCCTGCTCTTCTGAGAAAAACAGAGTGCCGGCAGAAAGGGAACGGCCATAGACCACTGTCTTTGCACTCGCGGCAGCACGGAGAACCTGCTTTCTCTCCTGAGTGTTTCTGTACGAATCCAGCGCGGGTGTTTTGGTCAGCGCCTGAGTCGCTATCTGAGCGGCTACGGTAATGACCATCGCAATAGCATACGCCTCATTAGCCACGGCCACGCCAGCGGCGACAGCGGCGACGACAGGAATAGCTGCAGGCATCAGCGGACCCTCCACACGCTCAGCGGATTGAGTCGTAAACCGACCAGCCCGCTCTCACCCGGCACCCAAACGGCACCACCATAAATGACCCCGGCACATTTCCGACCTGCATTCTCAATCACGGCGATATCACCACGTTGTGCCAGTGCTGGGTTTACCTCATCCAGAAATCGAGCCAGCACTTTTTCCAGAGAGCCACCGCTGCGCAGTAGAATCTTTTTTGCGCCTGTTTCGCTGTTGTATGCTCCCCGAAAACCGGCGCCAAAATCTTCTCCGCACATCGCTTTGGCGCAGTCGGCAGCAAACAGGCAACAGTCATGTTCACCCCATAAAAAAGGCCGCTTTTCAGCGGCCTTAATCACGGTTACCAGTCTTTTCTGCCAGTCAGGATGTTTCATAAAACCTCACGAATAGGTAAAGCCTGGAGCGTCTTTTTTACTGCCCCAGAAAATAGAGCGTTCTGACATCTGCGCCACATAACGAAAAATACGGTCTCCGGGCTCTGCGGCCTGATGTGACTCGTCTGTATAGCGATCCGGAAATGGGCGCTGCCAGTCTTCAAAGATATTGCTGACTGTGTATTGAAGCGCATTGGTTTCGCCGGCCGTCGCCCCTGTGCTGGAGACCTTCCCCTTGAAGATAAGGTCTGCCACCTGCGGCTTGCCGTTGTCGTCAATCGCAACCAGATATATCTCTGCCGGACGCCCAACACAGCGCTCGTTCAGGGTGCTGGCAAACAACGCCATATCCAGACCGGAAAGCGTCATTTTTAACTGCGTGGGGCTGGTTGTATTGGTTTCGCTGACGTCATCAATGGCGCCGAGGCGACCCATGCCATAGTAAACCAGCCCATTAAGAACCAGCGGGCCAGTGCCGGAATGCACATAAACTGTGCCAGACTCAAACTGAATGTTCGCAGCAATGACTACCGTTACGCGGTCGCGCGAAAGCCAGTCGACCATGGAGTCAGAAAATGGAGAGCAAAGCATTAAAACGCCTCCTCGAATTCAATTGTCATGGACGTTATACCGCCCGGCGCCCGGGCATACGCGCCCTGAGAATTATCAGTCAGCTTGAATATCCCCCATGGATTCTGTACTTCCACAGCGCTGTTAGCTGCTGGCGAAGAACGCAGCATCGGCGCGATAGGGATGACAGCCACACCTGAGGCATTGCTTCTGACATCCGCAGTCACCTTCTTCAGCTCGGAGTTAACCGTCAGATAATCGCCTGCACGCAGAACAACTGTATTTGCTGTCCATCCTTTGGTTGAAAGCGAGGAACCAGTCTGGTCAGCATCTGAAACCACTGGCTTCCCTGCCGGCTCTTTCCCATCCCTGCCCCAGTCACGTATTTTCACGCGACCATACTCACCATCCAGCGCAGCCAGGACTGCTTCAATTTTTCGGGCCTGAGCCTCTTCCAGCACTGAATACTCGACCGTGCATTTCCAGCGAGAGCCGGGATACCTGACAACCTGCGAAGCGCCATTAAAGGGAGAGCGGAAGGTTTTGGTGTTTGATTCGAGATGCCAGTTAAGCGAGGAAGGATTGGGGCCGGGCCATTCAAGTACATCCGCCATTGTTTACTCCTGAGTTACACTCCCAACAGGCGACGCGCCTGTCCTCTGTTCTGGAAATCCTGCAGCATGTCCTGACGGGCTCGTTTGGCGCCGTCATTTGCCCCTTTAAGCGCAGCTTCCTCCATTGCCCTCTGTAGCGCCGCATCGCCATTACCGGAGACGTGGATAGTCTGCTGAATAATGATGTCACCAACGCTGCCTCCTGATGCCTGCCCCGCACCATGAATCTGGACACCAAGTGAACCATCCGAACCACGTTTTAGGGGCATAATCGCCTCAGGGCCAGCCTCACCGAATACCCCTGCACCCTTGGCAAAAGCAAAGAACTTCGGTGAGTCATACACGCCGCCACTGTAAGCACTCAGCGAAGGAGAGTCATAAACTCCGCCTTTCGCGTTCAGGCTGAGGTTGTTGTAAGCGCCACTGGAAAAGGCATTGCTCGATGAGGCCGACGCAGCTGCCGCAGTTCCACCAAACATTCCCCCGGCCGCACTGAAGATGCTGGTACCCAGCCCGACCAGCGCCTGCCGGGCGGCAATCCGTGCAATGTCTGAAAGAACCGAGTTGGCGAAGTCGGTAAATGATGCCTTGCCCGTGGTAACAAAACTGACCAGCGAGTCTTCCATGCCGGTAAAAGCATTCGTGAAGAGCTGCTCTGACATTGCTGACACATTGGTTGCGCTGTCCTGGTATTCCTGCCACGCACGGGATGCGCCGGAGGTAAATGAGCCTCGCAACTGGTTCATCTTCTGCATGTGAGCATCGTAGTTGCTCAGCTCAGTCTGTAACGCCTGCTGCTGCAGCTGAATCTCCTGGTCAATCTCTTCGCGGGCAATGTCGCTCGTTGCTGATGCGCGTTGCTGGCGCAGCTGAGTGATTTTGTCGTTGTAGGATTGCTCAAGGGAGAGGCGTTGCGTGTATTGCTGCTGTTCGTACTGACTGAGCCCGCCGCCGGCAAACAGTTCGTCTGTCGCATACTGGTTTTGCCGGTTGTTGATGGTGCGCTCAATGTCAGCCCGGGCTTTATCCAGCGCCAGCAGCTTCTCGCGAGTCTCGATTTGCTTCTCCAGCGCCGCGTTCTGCTGCAGTTGCGCAGTGATGAGGTCGGCGTTAGCCAGCAGTGATTTCTGGTCAGCGGTTAACGTCTGCTTGGTCTTGATATCAGCCAGTTGTTGCTCCCACTTAATCAGCGCCTGTTGCTGAGTGCCGATCTTGTCACTGGTATCGTACTGGCTGAGTAATACTTGCTGTTGCTGACGTAGCTGGTCGAGCATTCGTGCGCCCGCATCTTCAGAGTATGCGCGTCCTTTTGACTGCTGCGGGTCTTTATAGCGGTCATTTATTCTGCGTATTGCTTCACTTGCCTGTGTCTCATCAATAGCATGTGCTAATAATTGTTTATTAACGAGTTCTATTGCTTTAGCACGACGTTCAGCGTTCGTTATTAGGCTTTTCTGTAACGCGTCAAACTCTCTTTCTTGCTTGAGAGCTGATTCATTCTCCTCTTGTCCCTTGGCTTTAGATTCATTTAAGTCATTTTGCAGATTAATTGCAGCTTGCAGGATATTGACTTCAGCCTGAGCAGAGCCTTTATCTGTAGAATAATTGACGCCATAAGTGTTCCACATCCCATTGCCCAAGCCTTGATTACTGATGGCTTCGTTGACAGCTTTCTGGGCAATTGCCAATTTTTGCTCGAGACTACCTTCCCTTCCAATATCAAGCATTGCATCCCAAGCTGAACTAGCTGCTCCTTTTAAAGCAACCCATGCCTTTTCAATATCTCCCAAATTCCCTTGGATATCAGAGGCGCGATTGTTCATTGTTTGCGCATAAGCTTCCATGGCTACGCGAGACGCCTCTTGCTCGTTTCCTTCATCCTGAAGACTCTTTACTCTCCTGTAAGTTTCAAGAGTAAGGAAATGATATTTCTCATTTAATCTTGTGAGGGCGTCAAGCGGACTGCCAGCAATCTTTTCAAAGTCCGAAACAAACTGCTCTGTTGATTGTCCGGTAGCCTTACTCATATTCACAACGGCAGCTGTAACAGTCTGGAGAGAGTCGCCAGCAATTTTTCCGCTAGCAACAACCTGATCCAAGACTTCCGCGGCTTTACCTGTGGTTGAGCCGGTGCTGTGTGCTATTTGATTCGCCATATCAGATAGCTGTCCGGCGGTTTTGCCAGCTATATTTCCCGTTAATGCAAGGCTTTGATAAAACCGTTCTTGCTCTTCTGAACCTTGATAATACGCTACACCAAGTGTTCCTACGGCTGCCGCTGCTAAGGTAAATGGATTTATTAAGCCAGTAACATACATCCCTACTGCTCGCGCAGCAGGTCCAATACCACCGAACATATCCTTAAGCTGTCCGCCCTGCTGTAAAAGCACCATGAAAGGACTTTGGCCTCCTGCCAGACTTACTGCTATGTCTGTCATCTGTGCGGGAATCATGCGCATCTGATAGGCTGCTTGTCGGGATGAAACACCGGCCTTGCCGACAGTTTCTGAGAACCCAGTGAGTCTGTTTCGCGTCTCCTCAATTTTCTTGGAATATTCACTGAATGTATCGGTATCAATGAAGCCCTTGGCCTGAAATTTAGCAAGCTGCCGCTGCTGGTCATCCAGGCGGTTGAGCGCGGCGTTTACCGGGTCAATTTTATCCAGCAAATCAGCGAGCGACTTTGACTCCTGCTCGGTAGCTTTTGCCGTCTTTCCGGCGCTATCCGCTGCCTTCTGTCCGGCCTGTGTCATTCTGCTCAGGGCGCCAGCTAAGCCCTCTGCATTGCGCTGGGCGCCAGTACTATCGATGATGATCGCAAGGCGTGATTGTTGCTCTGCCATATTTGCTCCGGACATAAAAAAGCCCCGCATAAGCGAGGCATCGTCAAAATTGATTTCTTTCTATTTGATGAAATGATAATTCTCTGCGGCATCTAAAGCTGAGTTATCGCCAGCTCTCAAAGCATGCTTTTTAAGCATTGCGACATCTGTTTTGTTAACCTTACTATATGATCGGAAATACTCAGGAGTTCTTTCAACACCATGAATTAAAGACCAATATTTCGACATTTCCATAATCATTTCGGTATTCAACAAGAGCATGCGCGTTAAAATTTGTACAACCTTTTGATGGTCACAAGCTTTTGAAGCTTTCCTTATTTCCTTTCTCCAAACGATGAATAACTCACGATAGTGCCCATGATATATAGACGGGGGCTCAACCGAGGGAAGCAAAAGTTTTTCCACTTCAGCATCCTTCCCCTCCGCCTTCATTGACATGGCCTTCTCATATCTTGCCACCATCTCTGAACCTATCGGATCAACATCTTTGGACGATAAAGTGATCATTTCTCACACCTACTGACATACATGTTTAATTTATCAATAGTGGTCTGAAGGCCATCCCCCTCATCAACGATGAAAGGGTCCGATACAGAGTAAGAAATGCCTAAAACAGGTATGTACCACCTTGGCTCAGCCTTTACATGCACGTAAACACGCTTAAATCCAACATAGCCGCCAAAAGAATTCTTGCCATTTATCTCGCCGCATACGTATCCGCTTGCAACCGACCCGGAATTTTTGGCATCTGGATGAAAGAACATACCCTTAAACTGAGCGCTTTCAGGGTCTTTAAGGTCTTCTACTAACTTGGCTTGAGCAACCTTTATAACTTGGCTATCTGAAGGCTTGCAGCCAGCAATAAAAAGCACAGCCGCGGCAACACAAAACAGCCTCTTCATATCCCTATCCCCATCAGTAACAAGTGAGATAAATCCTAAAGGGAAACTGATACAAAGGGAAGCAAGAAACCCGCAGTTAAGCGGGTTTGGTGAGGCTGAATTTAAATCAGGGCTTAGGCTACGTCCGCGCCGTGAATCAGATGGCGCAGTGCTTTGACACCCTCGGCGTTGTAGCGGAACGCCTCGACCTGCTTGTCAGAGTGCTTAGACTTATCGATGAAAAACTTACCGTATTTCTCGTTCTTCAACCCATTGGCATTGGCTACGCGGCCCACTTTGTTAGCCGTGCTACCAATCTGCTCGGCAACCTCGCCTGCTGTCATGTAATGCTCCTCAATGGCTGGCAGCGGGATAGCATTAAAACCCACAATAGGATTGATAATGCTGGCTGCTGCGCACTGTTTTGCTTCCGGCGCAAGATTTGGCATCAGGTCAAACAGGTTGGTAACAGCCTCAACGGTCATTTTGAGTGTCCTGGCTTGGCGGTACTCAACCAGGCCTGTAGCAGATTTACCCTTTGTCAGGTGCGCTTCCTGCATCGACTCGAGCTTATCGACTAATGCGCGTCGAACCGCTTTAGACTCACGCGCGGCAACACGAAGCGCCTGCTTGATGGTCATAGTTATTATAACCATCTGCGTTTTGTTCGCTTTTTGCACTACACTTTTTGTGTAGTGTTCGCCATCCAGTTCATCTTCAACCTTCTCAATAAATTTGTTGTTGCGGACTTCCGGTTCTCCGCAATGTTTGCGGGCATCGTTGACCATCTTCAACAGAGTCTGGCTGTCGATGGTTTTCTCCGTGACAACTGATCCGCGTACTGCTAAATTATCTGTAAGCATTAATTAGCACCTATCGATTAGTTGATGTAGACCGCCAGCGCCACTGGCGGTTTTTCTTTGCTCCATCCCATGCGCCGGTCAGTGAATCCTCCCCTTTTTTGTGTGCTTACTTAAACTCCCTTCAAGAGAAGGAGCGGATAGAGAAAGGCAAATAAGCCTGTCGTTAATACTTCCACGATGTTTGTGTCCCATCAGTTTGAGAGCTTCTTCCAGCCCATCGCGCCACATAACTTTGATTGCATTCAGATGCGCGTTAATGGCCTGTGCGTGATAAAAAGCATTGTCAAAATCGAACGCCGGGTGCGCATTACCCTGTGCAACTTCGCGATCCAGAATATCCAGCACCCAGCGACGAAACTCTTTAGCTACCGGCGTACGGGCAAACATTGCTATCAAGTGGGCACCGCGAAGAGAGAAAACTCGAACCTTTTTGCGGTAATTCCCTGAGGTCACTGATTCAATGACCTGAGTCATTCCGTCGGTGAACTCGTCAGCATTCTGGTTGTAGAGGTTGGTGATCGACTTGGCACTTTTGTATTTCAACGCAGCAGCCAGGTCGGCTGAAGTAAACCAAACACCCTGCTGCTGCGCTACTGGGGTTAGGTTAACCCCGTGGAAGTTATATTCTGATTTTGCTACTATATTCATGTCGATATTTCCTACGCTTGGATTTTCGATAGAGACCCGGTTTGTGTTAGCGCACTGCCGGGTTTCGCTGTTTTTACTGTACATGCATCCGGCCTCTAAACCTTAAGGCCCATACCAGTGCCTGTACCAAAGCGGCGTTCTCGGAAAGCCCCTCCTCATCAGCAATGCGCTTAAACTCTTCTTTCAATTTCCGCGGATACCGCAGCGTTGTTTTTACTTCATCATTCTTCATTTTGACCTCTTCGTATGATGGCATTATGCCTTGAAAGCAATATGCCATCATTGATTATCGATAGCAATATGCCATCATGTTTTTTTTGCATGTCCATATAAACAAACTGAGATGCCATGTCTGATAAACAGGTTAAAGACTACGATAAGTTCGTTTTGCGCCTTCCTGAGGGGATGCGGGAAGCAATTGCAGATTTAGCTAAAAGGAACGGCAGATCTATGAATGCTGAGATTGTACAGATACTCAAGGATGCGCTAACTAAAACTTCCTTTGAGCTAATTGCTTCTAAAGAGGCTCTTCGGCATATGCCTATTGATTTGAGGACTAAGCTCATCGGGCAAAGGACAAAACTTGCCCGAATCGCAATTGCGCAGGCGATGCGTGATATTGATGAAAATCTTGAACTCTTATCAGAAGCCGAGCAGTCTATATCAGAGGAAGAAATTAATAAAATTCAAAAACATGTTCTTTATTACGATAAAGAAGCACTTGAAGAATTTAGAAAGAAACAAAAAGATATGCAGAACAAAAAGCCCACCTGAGTGGGCTACTTGTTTTCCCCCTGCTTCCTCTCCCACTCCGCCCGGTCGGCGTCATCCAAAGCAAAGATAGCTGCCTCGAACTCTTCCGAGTCGATTTGCAGCGGCTTATGGCTGAGATAGGCGTTAATATCGTCGAGATTCAGAGGGAGTGGCGTCGCAGCCATGCCAGCATATTTCCTGCCGCGGGTGATAACGGCGTAGGCGTTGAGTATCTCTGTGCATACGCCATCAATATCAGGTTCAGGTATCGCCGGCAGGCCCAGCTTTTCACGTCGCCAGCGGTTTTTTTCGCCCTGCTCTCCGCCGAACTGCCTCAGCCAGCTTTGGGCTTCGAGGACTTTCCCACCGTTTCTTTCTTCTGCTCTTCCTTGCCTTCCGCAATGTCCGAAGCGGTATTCAGCACAGCCCAGTAAAGTTCAGAGTGTTGGAGCATAAGCGCCTTGCCCTTCTCTGGGGTGTAATCGACAGCCTGCTCCTTGCCATCAACCTCTTCGCCTACACCTTCCCAGTCCAGCAAGAGATGCTTGGCAACAGAATCAATCAGCAGGTCATCAGAGATGTCTGTAACGTCGATTTCAGCCGGGTTGAATTCAGGAGTCCCTACCTTAAATCGGTCGTCCAGTTTGCTGATATGGCGCCGCACCATCGCATTATGTGAGCGAAATGCCGGATTACTGATGGCGCACACCTTCAGCTTCAGGCCATCCATAGGTTCTATCCATCGCTCTGAGTTGGCATCAAATTTAGGTGTTTTGAGAATGAGCATATTTATCCCTGTGAGTGGCCCGCCATATTCGACGGGCAATAACGATTATGGAGCTGCGGTAACAGTGATGGCCGTAGTGGCAGTGAATTCACGCACTTTTGCCGTAATGGTTGCCGTGCCTTCTTTCTCGCGGGTAACCTCAGCTGTTTTCTGTCCGGTTGAAGCGACGGTTGCTACCGATGGGTCAGAAGACTCCCACTGGACTGTATCCGTGGCATCGGACGGCGTGAGGTTTGCGGTAAGGGTTACTGTCGAGCCGACCGCGCCAGTTGATGTTGCAGGGGTTACCGCGATGGCAGTTGAAGGTGTGACCTCTGACCGCGTGATGGTCGGCGGCGTATCTGCTGCAGTGATATTCAGCTGAACCTGCACAATGTCAGTATTGCCGCCATCAGGCCAGTCCCCATCTACCTGCACCGCCGGGAAATCAAACACGTATTTCCCTTCGTCATTTTCCAGCGTGAAACTGAAAGGCATCGTGCCGCCGGTCAGTGTTTTACTCCAGGCGTTATAGGCATCCTTCGACCAGGATAGCGTGATACTGCCAGAGGGCGTGAATGTGGTCGGGATGTTGGCACCAGCGAACGGGTTGCCACTGCCGATACAGCGCTGCGTCTGCAGGTTGTTATCGAACTGAATATTGAATGTGTCAACGCAGAAGCCTTCGCCGCCTGTCACGCCATTCAGGGAGATAGCCGTAACCTGCTTAAAGGTGTAACGCAGCTCGCCAGCCCGGTCAGCAGGGTTGGCAAAGTAACTGGTGTCGTCTGCCTTCGAATCGAAGCCAAGCCCGGCAAAAGTCACCGTAGCAGTGATATCCCCGTCATTCGGAATTGCCAGCTGGAACGTACCGACCTGGCAGCCGCGGGCGATGGATGCAACGCCAATATCCTCAGCGTATGATGCCACCGAGAACGCAATGCGATCGTTACCCATAGTTAGGGTATCGCTATCCCATTCTGCACCGAAGCACGATGCCAGAAAGTCATCATGCTGGCCCCAGCGGAATTTTGTTCCGACATCACCACCAACATCGACAGTACCGGTCGAGCGTCCCTGCGCCATGCGGGAGCCACCAATTTCGTCGTTGTCGATCATGTTTTGAGATGGTCCCACACCGAAGCTACTGCGCTTCAGCAGGTTCCATGTGCCTGTAGATGGCGTCGTGCCGGGCGTGGTTTCGCGAATATACGCGGTAACGACCTTAGCGCCTGAACTCATAATGTTTCTCCAGAATTGTGCGCCCTACACGGCGCGGTAAGGTATTTGAATGTTCATCTGCGCCCAGCCATCCGTTTCACCCGCATCTACAGCTGATACAGAGTAGTAATCCAGCCGCCCGTCAGTCTGGAACTCAAACAGCTCGCGTAGCTTGTCTGCCGTCTGGGTAATGAGCAGCGAGCCGGAACCGGCAGGCACAAAGATTTGGATGATGATGGTCCCGGTACGCTGAACTACCGGGCCGGCGCCGATTTCATTCGCTGCTGCCATGCCGGGGATATTGGTCAGCCGCGCCCAGATAGCTTTTCCTGACGGGTCATAGGTCTTATCGTTGGGGTAGCGCACATCCACAGAGGCAATAGCCGTCTGCGCCGTCATGCGCGTGATGACAGCGTTTCTGATTTCTGTGAGGGTCATTTGTAGGCCTGAGTTACACCGTGGAATGAAACGCCGTAGACGCCTGCGGGAGCCTGCTGTGAATGGCCGTTTTCCAGCGCCTCAGCGTATGGCAGGTTGTTCTGGATATAGATGACCGAATAAGGCTTTCCGTTAGCAATTACAGCACTTCCACGCTGGATTGCTTCTGCCCCTGATTTGTCGCCCCCTTCCAGTTGTCCGTAATCAGCTGAACCAAGGCTTACCACGTTATTGTTACGAAAGCGGCCAGTATCCACCGGTGAACGTTGAACAATTTCAGTGAGCAGCGCCATCGAGATGATACGGAGCTTCTTACCAACATCCTCCTCAACCAGTCCGGCAAACAAGGTCGGGTCATTATCCCATCCTTTAGCCATCACTTCCTCCTCAGCTGCATGCGGTAGGTGGCAGATGCAGGGTCAGCCGTCAGGGTCACGATGCGGTAGACTTGCAGGCTCCCTGTCGCGAGGTCGGGCGCCGTGATTACATGCCCTTCACCAGGAATATCTGTCACCTCATTAGCCAGCGCGGTCAGCCTGAGGTCACCATGGAGGATGTTCACACCATCAATGCGTCCCAGCTCATAACGAGACAGAACGCCGCGGCCGGTGTAGCTGACTGTTGTCTCGCCGCCGGTTTCCGTTACCGGGTCCCACTCACCCTGCACCGTATAACTCCCGGTGAAGTCGTGGACGGCATCCGCCAGATCGGTATCAAACGCCTCAGCCAGTTCAGCCTGTAGCTCTTCACGAATGCCCATTATCGATACACCCTGAAAGCGAGAGGATTGCTGCGCCATGGCTTAAGAAGCGCGAGCGCAAGCTGCACATCTTCCGGCAGCGATGAGTTTCCCACAGACTGCGATGATGCATAGCTCTTGGTCACCCTCACCCCATCAGCCTCAACCGTTTTACTGGTCAGCGCGCCTGATTCAACCTGCTGCTTGTACAGCACGCCTGCAGACGAGGCAGATGCGAGAAATGCCCCGGCCTGTTTCAGGTCATCAGGAGTGACATCAGGGACGCCCTGCAGGTTGAGCGCGGTCAGATAAGCGTTAGCCTGTAACACAGCTCTGGCCTTCTTCTCTGGCGTCGTCCAGTCAGCGCCAAGCACTTCATCCACGTCAGCGACGGTAATGTACGTTGTCATGTTCACTCCGTGCTAAATGGGGCCGAAGCCCCGATGATTACTTGGTGGCCGTTGTGGACTTGGTGGCTTTCTTGGCTTCGGAGTTTTCACCCCCGCCAGTGTTCACCGCGCCTTCGTCTTTCGGCTCGTTGCGAACGTGCTCAACGCCGCCGGTTTCGCCTACGGTCTGCGGGCCGACTTTGATTTCGCCATCAGAGCCAGAGAAGCCCCAGCGAGCTTTATCGTTCGGGTCTACGTAGTGGTCTTTTTCTACGGTCATGATTACATCCTCATTGAGCCCCGGAATGCCGGGGCGTTAATGTTTATGCGGCGACAGTTGAGGTCACAAACGCTAGTGGAACCTGCTTACGGTCGAACTTGCGATCCCAGTTGGTTGCCAGAGCCAGGTCAGCCCAGTTAGCAGAAACCGGACGTGTGGTGGTCGGCGTGCCGGTAATGGTGGTGCCGAGGAAGGAGTAGCCCAGCGGATGAATCACGAAGTCGCGACGCGTCCAGAGGGTCTCAGTGCCGCCACCGTTGCCGCGGGCAGGCTCGCGATCGTACTCCAGACCATCTTCACCAGCCGGCTGACGTTCTGCGTAACCCAGCGCACCCGGTCCGAAGATGACCGACAGGTACTTGGCGTCGGCGCCAGTGCCAACGACCGGCATGCTGTCATCAACGACAACGCGCATACCCTGGAAGCGACCGAACTCAGGAATCTGGTCAGCCAGCGGAGTGAAGTCGATGAGGTTGAGGATCTGTAGCTCGGTCTGTACGGCAGAGTGCATCGCAATGACGCTCAGGCCGCCCAGCTGACCGGAGTAGTCGCCCATAGTCGCTTTGGCGCGGATTATTGAGGCTGCGTTGATGGTGCCGCCCGCATCGATAACCATGTCGCCGCCATCGTTGGCAACGTTATCGTTATAGATACCGACTACTGAGGCGATTGCGCGGCGCTGCGCCTGCTTGCGCCAGTAATCAATCAGTCGATTACCAACGAACTCCAGCGGGTCTTGATTGGTGATGTTTTTCACCAGGTTCATCGCGTTCCAGCCTTCGTTCAGGTATGCCGCGCGCGCCTGCATGCTTGCAGAGGTTACGGACAGCGGAACAGCGATGTCGGTGTAAACGTCGTTCGAGTAGTTCGGCTCGATAGATGCGTCCAGGTCAACCCACCACGGAATGGTGAATGTGTTAGACGGGCCTGCCAGCAGCGTGCTCATGTCGTTGTTGTTGGTCAGGATGCCTGACTCGAAAAACGCGGTGCGCTCTGCTGCGTTAACGTTGATGTAGTCGCGCAGTTCGTCGCGGAAAACTACGTCAGAAAGAATGGTTGGCATTGCTTAAATCCTTATTTGGATGCCTCATACGCTGCTTTTAGTCGCGCATGTTCGGCGGGGTTAGTTCGGCGGAGTTCTACTTTCTCCATGCCGGATAATTGCTCCCATGTTTTGGTAACCCGGTCACCACTCTTAGGCGCGGCCCCGCCGCCACCTGCCTGACTGCCGCGCACGAGGGATGCGTAACGCGGAGCGGTTTCAAACTCTCTTTGGAGGTCGGCCAGCGAACCAACCGACAAATTGCCTGCCTCGTCAGTAACACGCACCTGACCGTCCGACACTTTCAGGCGTCGGGCAATGAACTCAGTGAGGATTTCAGCATTGGCCCCGTCAGCGATTGCTGTAGCAATTCGGGTGGCGGCCAGGTTGATGTCGCGCTGCTCAATGGATTGCTGTAGCTGGGTATAGCGCTGTTCCCATTCACTGGTTTTCGCCTGTGAGCTTTCGAACAGCTGCTTATAGTCGCCTTCCGCTTTAGCCTTTTCTTCGGCTTCGCGGCGGGCCTGCTCTTCAGCCTGACGGCGCTTCTCCTGCTCGGTCTTTTTCTCGTTAAGCAGGCGGTCAAGCTGTGCTTTCAGGCCGGAAACGTCTTCCTGTGGAATACCTTCAATTTGGCAGATATAAACATCGCCCTGCAGCGCATACAGAGACTGTTTAGCTTCATCGAGCTGAGCGTATTCCTCAGCGGTAAGCTGATACTTAAGTGGCATACATTCTCCTGAATGGATGTGTGCTGGCCCTGCCAGCGTTAGATGTGATTAATCGAGGCCTGCAAGCTCGAAGGCATGCGGCTCTAATTCTTTGAGTTGGTCGAGGGTGTACTGCTTGCCGTTGTCGTCAACGAAACGATCAATACTCAGGTCACCTTTGCTGAACAGTCTGTAGCGAGCTGGCCCCAGCACCTCTTTCTGGAAGGATGTTGGTTGCCTTGCCAGCCATTCGCCGTATGTCGTTCTGCTGCTGACCTGCTCAACGCCATCCGGGCCAACTGAGGGCCGCGTACTGCCGGGAATCTCGCGCTGATACTCAGGCTTGAGAACTGGCACGATTGAAGAGCGACAACCCCAGTGAGCCGGAGGCTTTGGTCCATCCAGCGGATATACTTGTCTGTCACGAGCACGGCATACCGGCGTTGTGCGTCCGTCCAGTGTTGATATCCAGCGATGCCCTTGCAGGATGTCGTCGTTCTGCTTCAGCGTTTCCGCTCTGGCAGACGATGCGACGTGGTTAGTCATCGTCCTGACCAGCGAACCAACCTGCTCTTCATGTGACACGCCCAGCGAGGTAAGGCGCCGGATGATCTGCTTCTGCGTCTCACCAAGCGAGGAGCCGATGGCTATTTCACTGAGGATATCTGCCGTCTTCTTGCTACCGAACTGCGCCAGAGCTCCAGTGATGTCGATAACCTGCCTGCCACGCCCTACAGCAAGCTTTAACGGGTCAGCCAGTACAGCGGCGGCTATCATCTCTGCCGAGGGTTCAGCGAGGCGCACAGACGCTTTAACGATTTGACCGAGGAGTTTGCTGTTAAAGGTGAACTCGTATTGCGCGAACTCACCCAGGTCGATCTTCTGTTGCTCGCTCAACTGGCCGTAGATAGCGTTCAGGTCACCCCTGAGCGTTTCTATCTGCCGGTTGTAGCGAGCGGTAGCGTACTGGCTAAGCCCTTCGTTAACAGCTTCTTTAGCGCGTTTAATCGCTTTACGGACAAACTTAGCTGCCTTGCCTGCCAGTCCACTACCGAAGCGCTGGACATAAACCTGATGGCGCGTGGCGGCGTCTGTCATGTAACCGTCTGCGCTCATGGTTATTCCTCAGTGGTTACCGCGTTGCCTTCAACTGCGGGCTCATCGGAGCGGTCAGCGTCGATATCCTCATCAGTGCGATCGGCTTCAATAATGCCAGCCTGACGCAGGTTAACGCGCAGGTCTTTCTTCGCAATGAAACCCTGCTGCCACAGCTGAACCTGAGCCAGAATCATCTGTGCATCCATCGTCTCATCGAAGAATTCCTGATTGAGCCAGAAGGTGGTTCCCTCTGCGTCAGAGATACCGGACATATAGAGCTGAGCGTCGAGAATCGCCAACTTCAGAGCTTCACTGACGTTACCGGCAATCGTTCCCAGAACACTGTTATCGCTGCTGTAACGAATGCGAGCGGCTTCTGCTGTCTCCTGATTCGACGCCTGCTGCACAATGCGGGCGCCAATCATCAGCATCTGATTCTCTTTCTCCTGCATCAGCTTCAGGGCGAGCTGGCTTTCATTGGCCTGCACCAGTGTTGCGGAGCCAGCCTTACCCAGACTGTAACCACAGGTTGAGCCAATCTGGATGCCGTTAGGATTCCACTTCTGGAACTCATCTTGGTCAATGTCAGTTGTAAAAAACAGCGTCGGCTGACTGCTGATGAATCCTGACTCCTCCACCGTGGCGCTGTTGCCGTAGTGGAGAATGTTCACCTCAGCCAGGTCTTCCAGTGGCGCCTTATCGATGCGCGAGTCGTTACTCTCAGCCCCAAAGAAGTGAAACGGGATATGGTAAAATGCGTTGCCGTTATAGTCGGTGGGATAAACGTCCAGAACCGGTGCATCGTACGGGTCGCCTTCATGCCACAGCCTGTGACGATACTTGCCGTCCTGCAGAGTGAGCGCCCGATACTGCATTTTAGTGTTAAAGTTGAACTCGTCGCTTTCGTCCTCGTTGTAGCATTCAACCAGCACCACCATAGTGAGCTTGCGCACCCCATCAATCACATCCTCACGCCAGTTGATAATGCCAAAGGCGTCATAGATATGGATGTGAGCATTACGACCAGCGGTTTGCGCTCGTGTCGGTCTGGTTCCTTCTGGTGCTTCCAGTGGCGGATAGTCAACAAAGAAACCGCCGCGGCCAGTATCCAGATCCTCACCTACAGCCTCTTTAGATAGCTGCTCAAGACTGGTTCCGTCGCCGCTGGCGTTCTCAATGAGGTACTGCACCGAATCCGGCAAATCAACCTCAGCGGTTTTGCGGAACACCGCGCCAATTAATCCCTGGCGAGTTCGGCCGGTGATATTCAGGAACATTGCCCGCTTCAGCAGAGCTTCGTAGCGTTCCTTGTTCTCATCGCTGTCATTAGTTGGGTCAGGCATTGGCAGGTAAAGGGTACCTTGTGCCTTAACCGCCTTGCTGCCGGCCACGCAGTCTTTGACAAGCTGCCATGACTTTGCGGCTTCTGTGTACTCTGGTCTTGCGAATGAATAATTAGCCATAGTCGCTTATCGTCTGAATGAAACAGGAGCCGTTTTGAGGACGCTGCGTTTCTTCTGCGTCACGGCGAAATAACGGAAGCTGTCCGCACCGTGTGATGTGTGGTCATGTAGAGGCTTATCCTTCCAGCAACCGCGTTTGTCGTCCCACTCCTTGCGGTAGCCTTCCAGTGCGATGATGCCGTCAGCGCACTTATGCTCATCGAAGGCGCACTTCGGCAGGATTTCACGCACCTGCTCGATACCGTCATCCACACCAAGCTTTGGCACCACCTGAAAGGTTATGGTGTATTTCACGCCATCTATCTCATAACCCTCGCGGGCCAGTTCGCGGCGTGATTTCGCATCTGAGCCAAACTCACGGTTATCGATGTCATGCGGCCCCCAGTGAGCTACGTATGTGTAACCTTTATCCTTCAGCACCTTCATGTAATGCCGGAGGCCTTCGCCACTATTCTCGTAGTAGTCGATGACGTGATACTCCTCGCCAACGATGCGAACGAACCAGATAGCTGTGGAGTCGCCTACGCCGATATCCCAGAAGGTATGGACAGGAAGGTGTGAGTTGTCGGGCAGTGCGCCGATGCGCTTTTGCTCATAGAGTTTGCGGAACTGTTTGGCGTAGTAAGCGCCTTCGACTGACTGCTGAAACGCCTCCGCAGGAATTGACGGATACTCGCGCTTCATATCATCGCCGAGCGTTTTCTCTTTGGCGTAATACCAGGCTCTCTGGCGATCGTTCGTTGCCACACCATGCTTCGCCTCAATGTCAGCGAAATAATCGCTCAGGCGCTGCGGTATTGGCTCTACGGGGTCGATTGCATACAGGGGATTCTTCCACCATGAGAAGAAAAAGAATTTCCAGTCTAACTGTGAGAGCTGCTTGCCCTGAATGAGAGCCTTTTCTGCTGACTGGCAGTAATCGAAGAAGTAACCAGCGCGGCCTTCTGCTGTGCTTTCAATCGTCGTGAAACAATCGCCTGACACTGCCTCAAAGGCACCGGTGACAATCTCTCGTGCTTTGTCAGGGAACTTGGCGCATATCTTCCCGAACTCGGAAACATGCAGATAACGAAGCGTGCCGCCGCGGAAAGAAGTGCTGATATAGAGCGAACCGCCTTTGCTAAACACGAGTTCACTCGCCGCATCATTGCTTGCAGGGTTGGCTGCTTTAATCTCATCCGGAAGGCGATCATAGGCATACTTAATCTTCTCGCGGAAAAGGCGCCTGGCGTCGTTCAGGGTGTGGGCGATAAGGGCACACTTGGCTGCTTCGAACAAAGCGGCGTCCAGCTGGATAATGCACACCTCAGTCGTGAAACCTAACTGGCGAGCTTTAAGGATGATGTTGCGGGTATGCATGCCTTCGAAGTATTCGAGCTGCTCAGGCGTCATCTGGAAGCGTACTGGCTTGCCTTCTTTGTTGGTGATCCAGTAGAGCGAGTTAAGTCGAAATAATTTGTCCCTCAGTTTTGCTAAATGCTCGGGTTTTAATGACATGCTTTTCTGCTCTCTTACACTCACGCGCGATAACATCACGGCTACGCCCTGTAACAGCCTCAATCTCTCGGTAGCTCATGCCTGAACTTCGCATCTCTAGCCATTGCGGCAACTCCTTAGCGATGAACGCCTGTCGGGTTTCTACTGAGTTTTTGATAGCGGTTACGGGAGTCTTCCGCCCCTTGTTAGCGAGGCTTATTTTCTTTCTCGTGACATCTGCAACGGGCGGCATCTTACGTCCAGTCAAGCGAATGCTATGTGCGGTTCGTTCTTCATCAGTCCACACACGACTTTTGCGCGTACCCCTCTTGATCGCCAACAATTGCGACTCTCGGCGGCGTAACCGCTCAGCCTCATCCTGCTTGCGACCTGTATTAGCCAGCGTCGCACACAGCGTTGAATCAGCTACGGGAGCTGAATTCATTGAGTTTTTTCCTTGTCGCCAGATATGGAACTGCTCCCGAGCCAACATCAGGTTTGCGTCTACGGTTTCAATCACGGCAAACGCAAAATTTTCCTCGCCATGCTTATTGAAAGCGTTCTGCAAATATTTTGAGTGATGCTTACCGTGTCGCAGTAAGTGGAGATGCTCAGATCGTCGTTGTCGCGATGCTCTGATAGTTGAGCCGATATAAATACCAGTCGAACCAGCGAAGGTGATTTGATAGATACTCCCTTTCTTCATGTTCACCCCTTAGCGAGATCGTCCATCAGGTCGGAAAGCGTACCCACAACATCATGCTCTGTTTTAACTTGTTCGCGGAATGCCTGAACGGCAACGTGCTTGCCGAGCAGCTCGAGGTTTTTCACCTTATCGGGCCATTTGATTTTTTTCAGCAGGCCGGCGGTGTCTTCTTCGCCGCCCATCACCGCCACATCTAATCCAGATAGCGTGGTTCGCCATACTTTTGGCCACTGAGCTACCGGCTTCAGATCGCCCGCTTCAGTAAGAATGTCGAGGACATCCATCTGGTCGATATCAAACAGGCGCTTCAGCACATAATCAGCATCAACCTCGACGCGATCATTGCGCTGTGTCTTTAATTCGGAGATTCTGTTCTGGATGTCAGGTTTCGTTAAGTTTTCGCAACCTAACGCGCGGGCGGTCTTTTCACTGTACCCCGCCCGAATTGCCGCTTGCGTGGCGTTCAAATCGATGAGGTACTCGCGACAGAACATCTCTTGTTTGTCAGTGAGTGCCATATTCTCTTCTTATACATTTATGGATCATGGAGATGTTAATGCAAAAGTATACTTACAAAGGTGTCGAGTATGATATTAAGGTAGTAAACGGTAAGCCGGTTGCTGTCTACCTTAACGGCAAGCTGATTACTGGCCCGCTAGCGGATGAAATAATAAAAGACTTTGTTAAAAAACAACCCAAACCTACACCTGCCCCCACTCCAAAGCGACCTAAGCCCTAAGAATTAGTTGCCGCCTCCAATAAAAAACCGCCCGGAGGCGGCTTAGCATGATTCAGAATTTATCTCCTGACTCAGGTGCTTTATGTGGATCGTCTTTACCTTCACCTTTTTCATCTGGATTAGGCGAGACTGGTTTAGGGTCATAGTCAGGGTGATCTCCTTCGACCGGACGCTCAGACATGAATCCTCCTTTTTTATGAGACACGTTACAAAGTGTAGGAGGTAGTTCAGGCGCACGTCCAGCAGCGGACAAAGAGCCGTTGTGAAATAGGCTCTCGCCGTGCAGATATGCACTCTGCTTAACTGGCAATGTCCAGCGTCAACTGAAGCTGTTCGCGCCAGAATTCGACATTAGCCTCAATAGCTGGCTTATCCCATCGCCAGCGAGCCATCTCTCTTGCCCCGTTACTGGCTTTTGATTTCCGGTCATCGCGAATGCGGCAGGCTTGCTCAAACTTCTGTTGCTCAGTCAGTTCGCCACGAAGCAGGCTATCAATGTGCAGGTCGCACCAGACCGCAAAGCGAGCATCACACCAACGAGCAAAAGCCACAGAAAGCTTCGGATGAAGCCATGTTCCGCCGCCCCGATCCTTTCTTGCTTTGCTTGTTTTTACATACCTCGATTGTGAGGGATGTAAAATTTGCGAATCTGCACCAGTTAATACTTCATCTAACGCACGGATGTATTCCAGCGTTTCAGCCAAGCGCATCCAGTTATCGATACGCTTACCAAATCGCTCAGCGACATCTGTTACGTTGACCCAGCCTTCGGTATTGAATCGAATCGCTTCGCCTTTGTAGTTCAATGGAACGATATTCAT